ATCATTACCGTCCTCACCAGTTCCACCACCATCTCCAGTACCTAACCCACCAAATACAGAGTTGTTTGGTGATGTAGCTGCACTATTTGCCCACCATAAAGAACCTAATTTTAGAACAAAGCTATATGGTAGTTCATGATAAGCAGCTAATTGTTTGATTAACTGTCCTGCATATGCCCCATATTGATTCTTACCATCAAAGTCTTTTACAACTTTTTCAAGTGGACTTGTTATTGGTAATGAATTAAGATATAAGTATGCGGCTTCAGCATATTGCCCAACACCGTTAGGGTTTGTATTTTCATTAATCACTCCTTTGTATATAGCATTAGAAAACCATGGGGTGTTTAACATGGATATTGATTGTTTTAAACCGGATAAGTTGTTTATCCCATCAGTTAATGATTGTTGTAAAATATTTTGTTTAGTTTGGTAAAAACTGGACCAATTACCTTTAGTTGTGAATGTTTTTATTACTGGTAATTCACTCAATGTTTTATCAGTAACATCAAAAGTATCTTGTTTGTTAACATCCCAATTCCAATTAGTAAAATATAGGTGATGATTGGTTGTGGCATAAACTCTGGAGGTAGCCGGTATATGAAGTTCGTTTATTTCATAAAATTTTTGTTGTGTTATCTTTTCTCCATCTGCTAACTTGTTAGGTAAAGCATTATTATTTGCATTGTAAGGGTAAGTATCCCACAAACCAAACCCTGATTTTTTAGTTTTAGTATATAAATCTATATATTTTACTATAGGGCCATCATCTACTAATGTAGAAAATACCACATCAGAAGCAAATAACCCAAAACTATTTTGTGTATTTCCTAGATTTCTTTGATTTAAGTATGGTGTGTTAATATGTCCACATTTCCAAAGTAAGAATTGTTCTCTGGAATTATTTTTTAATTCTTGTAGTAATCCATTATAATTTAAATTATTACTATTAAAAAACTCATTTAATGTATAATCGTTTTCTATAGCTTTTTGTAAATTTTTACAATCGTTTGACGCTGCTTGTATAACCACATCAACCATATTTTGTTTTTGTGTAGTTGGTTTAAATCCAACAACACCAACATAATTAACAAAATCTATAGCTCTATCTAGTATCTCCCATAAAATCTCATTTTTACTTTTAAGTGGGTCATATACTTTAGTGGTAAAAGGAAACTCCCTAACTGATATTGGGGCACTTCCTAAATATAACTTTTGGTTGGTTACTGGAAAAACCATTTCTGTTTTCCTAAAATTCATTGCTTTTGTATATTCCTCTACAAATCCAACTTCAGGCCACAACTTTTTATCCATAGCTTTTGTTTTGGATAGACTTCCAGCCGCTCCTGGGTATTTTAGAACTAACTCTCTAGTGTTTATATCTTCTTCATAATATTGAGGCCAAGGAAAACATTCTTTTAGACCGTCTTTTGTATCTTGGAATGCGGCTTTGTCTGGACCTGTAACAGCCTTAACTCTTAATGGGTTTGATTTTTGTTTGTATGCGTCTGTATGGACCTTATCCATAACTCTTAAGTAAGTATCAACACCAGCCATCACTACCGCTGTTAAATTTCTAATAGATGGGTAAAACTCTAAAACATCTATAAAGGTATCATTAAGTTTCTCTGTGACTTCTACCTG